AAGAACTGTCGAAGTGTTGAGCTGATAAGCCATATTACTATCACCAGAGATTTTAAACACTGCTACCGAAAGTGCCTCTGAGCTGCTGAAGTTCGGGCATCCTGGACTGTCCGAACATGGACGCATCGTTGGGATAGCAGGCACTTCCATCATCCCTGCAGACCTTGTTCACCAACGGGGTATAGGCCGCTCGCGCAAATCCACCTTGATCATTGGGGATGGTCGTGGACGGCATACTGTAAAAGGCACGAAATGACTGATTGCGACTGGAATAGACATCCGCCTGATCCACTGGTGTGCCTTCGTTCAGCAAATTCTTAACCTTGTCTTTGACGGTCGGGTAATAGCACGCCGCTGGGCGCTTCGGATTGTCGGTATAGTCCGTGATGAGAACGTTGGCCATGGGATTTTCCTTGGTCGGTTGTTCACACTTCTGGCCTGGAGTGGTTGCGTTGAACCTGACCCCTTCCTCCTCGAACGAAGCGGGCCTCATGGCTTCCTTGATGCCACCAGCCAAAAACATAGATGCCATAACCATAATAACCGTGAGACCCAAATAAATGACCCTGATGTCACGGTTAATAATGTAAAGGATCGCCATGGTGTAGAGGATAAATCGGGTGGCGGCATTGAGCCTCTCCACGGAAGTCTGCTTGGCCAGAGGCCAAAAGATCAGCACCTTGTTCTTGGCAAACAGGTGCGATGGATTTCTAAACCACGGTTGTTCCATTCTTATTTATTAACTAGTTAATTTTTTCACTCGGGTGGCTGCTGAAGAATCTTTGACAAGTTGCCCATCATAGGTCCAAGTGCCTTCATAATCTTGTTCTCATCCAACCCACCCTGACCGTCACCGAACTCCTTTTCAACCTTGGAGGTCATCTCCTCCATAATCTCGGGCTTCATCAGGTTGCCGAGTAGACCGGCCAGTGGGTTGTCTTCGCCACTCGGGCCCTGGGGTGCAAACAACTGATTGATCTTCTCTGGCGAAAAATCCATATTGGTTTGGCGAGACGCCTGGATCTCCTCTTCGCCGACATTGTTTCCGAGGACGTAGAGCCCCTGGACGTACTGCCAGATGGCTGACCGGCTGTTGTCCGAAAGCTCCGACTTCCACATGGATTCGAGGTCCAAGGTCTTCAAAATTCCATAGCTACGCGAAAGTTCCTCGAAGATGCGCTCGTCCTGATTGCGGATGAGATCCTCATGAGGCTTCACATTTTTCATAAACGTTTCCAGGCAGACACCAGGATCCTTCTTGATCAGCATGCTGACCGTATTCCTGTAGGTCTTCACAATGGTGTTCTCTGGGAACGTGTGAGCCAGCTCATCCACAAACTGCAAAAGAAGCTCGTTAAATGTATCAACACTGGCCATCGTATTATCTATCTAGACTAAAATATTTAACTACATTCCGCGACTTACTTCGGGAAAAGGAGTTTCGTAGATCTCCTCGCGCTGTGAGATTCCCATGTAGACGATGAAACCTACCAAAATGGCGTTAAGAATGGCGGGCTTTACCATATCGGCATTCCTGGGAGGTGCTTCGCGATTGAGGCGGGCCACCAGTTGAATGTAGGCCATTGTAATAACCGCACCGAAAAGAGCGGCAATCAAAGGGTTCTTAAGAGAATCACTTATCATTATTAATTAAACTAGATTTTAGTATGTTTAACGGTTCGCACTGGGATTGATGGAAAAGTCTTCCTCTGGTTCTTCCATGGGAGGCGTCGGGTCGCCTCGTTTCACGATTTTGTCATTGAATGTAAAGTTCTTAGTTTCCTCCATGGGTTCTTCAACCGGCATGGGTTCCTCTTCTGACATCGGCGGGAGCGGAGGCATTTCTTCACCGTGATCAACCACTTCGGACGGCTCTCCTTCGTCGTCTCCCTCCGGCAATGGGAGTTCTCCCTCGCCGGGGAAATTCTCTTCACCCAACTCCGCCGTGTGGGCTTCCTCTGATTCTTCCTGGAGTCTGTCCATGGGATTTTTGTTCAGGTAGGTCTTCAGAATCTGATTGATCGGGAGCATCTCCTTGACCGTCTCCTCGACCACGCCGTCCATCCTCCTGACGAGATCCTTGCGGCGGTCGTTTCTACTGACCACCTCCTGGTAGATATAGGGATCCTCATAGATTCGCTTGGCGACATTCGTGTAGACACCCAGCACGAACACGTCGTTGGTTGGAATCTTGAGTGACACCTTCCTGGAATCCTTGGAGAGTCTGACCGACGAAATGATCTTGACTGTGGCAACAAACACCGCGGCTACCATTTCGTCCAGGCATCCGCCACAGCGATCCACACACTTTCCCACCTCAGTATCAATCTGGTAATTATTCCACTGAGGAATCTTGGCCAGTTTGTCCTGGAATGCCTTGAGTGCCTGCTTTCCTTGGGTTTCCGTCCTGGCATCCGCATAGAGCGAGTCCATGCAGTCCAGTGCGCTCGGGAGAATCGTGGACGAGAGCTGATTCAAAAGTTCCTTTTTGGCCTCCACAAGCACGTTAAGGTTATTGTCCATAGTTACTGATAAAACGTATTTAATTCAGCGATATTTGTCCGCGGCTTTCTTGAGGTTTGCCAGGGATGCGAACTCGTTCTCGGGTTCGTTGGGCTTTGACTTGGCTTTCTTTTTGGACGTCTTGGGATACCACGAAATAAACAACTGACCGTTTTCATAAAGCTGGGTGAAGAACCCACCATTGATGAACTGTCGCTCGACGTACTGGGCCGCCTTATTTACGTCAAAAGATGGAAATCCTATAAGGAACGAAGGAATCTGCACCCAGGTTTCATGGAGACCGAGTTCGGCGACTTGTCTCACCTTGGTGCTGGCGCGTTCATACAGTTCCGTATAGAGTTTCTTTTTTAGCTCTCGCTTTCGGTGGTCGATCTGTTGTACCTCGTCCACTCTCAGAGGCATTGTCTACTAGTTCTGAAGTTTTTACTAACGAAGATAGGGCGTACTCACGGGTTCAAACTGACCCACGTCCGCCGTGGCGGTCACCTCATAGGCTTTGAAATCTTCGCCCCACTTGTCCTTGATAGCATTCTCGGCAAGTTCCAGGGCGCTCTTGGTTGGGGCATTGGAATTGGCGATGGTATTGTAGGGTTCCCACTCTCCTGCTTTGATACTGTCCTGGAAAGGCTTGATCCGTTCATCGCCGTTCATCAGGGGCTGACTCGTGATACCTTGGATTGTCACATCCTTGCCGTCGCCGATGGCGATCACATCAAGTTCCGAACCATAGAAACGAGTCGTGTCGAGCATCAAAAACCTGGCGCGGTAGGTCATAGGTACGCCGTCTGGAGGAGACGCATAGTCCTGATCGCGCTTGAGTGTGTTGAGGTAACTAATCAGCGAAGACCTGACCTTTTTATTGTCATCTTCCGTGGGTTCCAGATCTTGCGTTTGACGAGTTTGGAGGTACTTGATGTAGGCATCATAGACATCCGGGCGGTTCTCCTTGAGTTTTCCGATACTCTCTGGAGTGTTGAAAACCTGAATGAATACGGTTTCAATTGGGAACATAGATAGACCTTTGGTGTCAAAAATCTTCTTGGCGGTCTCGGTTGCGATCTTCTGAATCATCATCGCCTTGATTGAAACATCGACAACTGGACTTCCTTCAATATCGAGCGACCCTTCCGTGATCACACCTGACACTGCCGGACGAAACCCAGCAAATCCACGATCCCACTTGAGGCCCTCGCGGTTTCGCGCGATGAAAAATCCAACAATGGCTACCGCCAGAACGATCAGAAGTATGGTCTGCGTACGCATCTTATATACAATCGCGAAATTATATCGCCTGATAAATTCATTGATATTGGTAAGACATGGCATTTGCTTATATGTTCTACAGTCCAAGGTGCGAACACTGCCTTGAGGCAAATAAGATTTTGGAAAACACGCCCTACGCAGACCAGATCGAGTATCTGAACGTACATCAAACCGAAATTCCAAGTGAATACAAAAAGGAATTGACTCACGTGCCGGCGATTATCACCAACGAAGGCAAGTTGTTGGTCGGGGCAGAGGTGAGACAGTGGGCACTCTCGTTGATACCCACCGAAATTGAATCATTCGATGCCAGAGCGATCGCTTCATTTGATGGAAATCCAAGTGTGGTTCAGGGTCTATTTGATATCGAATCCTATGGCGTACCTCTGGCCCCTCCGATGACCCCTGAGTTGGAAGCCAAGATAAACAAGAAAACCACCAATAACTAAATGATCACCAAGCCTGAAGATGTACCAAGATCTCTTGGAAATGTCTATTCATATAAACAAGGTTACAGTTCATGGAAGGAATTTATGAAAGATCGTGGAGAAGAAGGATTCAAACAATTTCTCAAAGACCTTTATGATCGTGACTACTTAAAGAAAACAGACACTAAAACTAGTAAATGTTCTTGAAAACTATTCAAGCATCAGCATTCAAGAACATCTTTGAGGTATTAAAGGATATCCTCAACGATGTTAATGTTTCATTTAGCAAAAAGGGAATTCATATGTTGACCCTGGACAATGCCAGAACGGCCATGGTGGAATTATTTTTGGACGCAAATCAGTTTGAAGAATATTCATGTGAAAATGAGATCATCGTTGGTATCAATACAACGAATGTATTTAGGGTTCTGAAGTCCGTCACGGCCAATGATGTTTTGGTGATGAAGATTAACGATGATCACGTGCTGAATATTTCAATTGAAAATGACAGTAAGAAGAGTAGAAGTCATTTCAACTTGCGTCTTCTGGATATCAATGATGAAATGTACGAGGCGCCTTCGCTGGATATTCAGACCATCACGACATTTCAGACCGTGGACTTTCAGAGATTGTGTAGAGATATATCCCATATTGGACCCGAGCTGACCATCGAACGTTCTTTCAAAAAGATCGGGTTCAGGTGCACAGGTGATTTCGCGGAACAATACACTGAATATGACATTGACTCTGATTCGAGTAAATTCCAGTCGATGAAAGATACATTTTCACTGAAATATCTGAACTTGTTCACCAAGGCCACCTCGATGTGTTCAAATATGAAACTCCTGCACCACGGTCAGGACATGCCCCTGGTTCTTGAGTACAAAGTTACTTCTCTTGGCGAACTCAGATTCTACCTGGCACCAAAGTCTGAGGAGTAAGTTCTTCGTTCTTGTCTATGACAATCTTCTTACCAAACATATAAACATGCCACTCATCTGGCACTTCTTCGTTGGCGTCAAATAGATCCTTCATATAGATGTCTTTGACGTTATGAAAATCCGACCTTGGTCCCGCATAGCGAAGGAATCGAGCCGTGTCCCACATTTTCACCTCGCCATTTTCCATGATAGCTTCGACCTTCTGGATCATGATGGGACCTTTCATTCCTTCGGACTCTTCAATGTCATGTACCCTTCGCATGGGATCCCTGGTCACCATGGAATAAGGAGAGCCACGATAGGTGTACTCCTGCTCGTAACGAATATTCTCGACACACTCAGGCTTCTTCCTTCGCAACACGTAGATCGCGTCTCTGAAATCAGCATAGTAGCACATGATATAGGTTTCGCCTGACTTCATCAAAGGCCAACCTTCCATAATTCTCTTCCACTCAGCCGAAGGAAACATACAATCTTTTTTGGTGTTGATGTCATATATCATTTTCAAAGGCATCGTGATCCGGTAAGGATTCTCATTATACCACCAGCCGATGAGTTTGACAAGAAAGTTATACATTTAAAGTTATAATGACATTTTTCTTTAAATGAGTTTACTCGAAAGATATCATATAAAATTGAAAGAATATGAAAATGATGAGGTCAAGATGAATGAATACATCGCCCTGGCTGCACCCTATTTGTTGAGATATCAAGAAGAGAATTGTCGTCGTGATATTTTCATTGAATACATGCGTGTCGTCGAGGGCGATTTAACGGTCATGAGGGACGATGATGTCATGGAAAAAACTAAATTTTGTGGCGATACATGTGAAAATTGTGAATCAAGAAATATTTACGAATGTGAAATAACATCGTCGCTTGTATGCAAAGATTGTGGATGCAGTATAAATTATTTAGCCACTGGACTATCATATCACGATGAGCAGGAACTTTCTAAAAATACACAGTACAGTTACAAAAGACAAAACCATTTTAATGAATGGGTTCAACAATTTCAGGGGAAAGAATCGGCCAACATACCAGAAGATATCATAGAAAGTTTAAGGTACGAACTTAAAAAACAAAGAATCGAACAAGTTTCCAAGATTACTCACGCCAAGGTGAGAGGACTTTTGAAAAAGTTGCGACAAAATAAATACTATGAACACATACCGTATATTACAAATATCCTTACCGGCGTGAGACCGCCAGAAATGTTGCCCACCCTGGAGGAACGGCTCAGGCTGATGTTCAATGAAATCCAGGAACCGTTTGACAAAGTTTGTCCCAAGGACCGAAAGAACTTCCTCAGTTACCCTTACGTGTTATACAAGTTTTGCGAACTTCTCGGAGAAGATCAATTTTTGCCTTATTTTCCTCTTTTGAAATCAAAGGAAAAACTGACCCAGCAGGATGTCATATGGGCAGACATGTGCAAGCTGCTCAAGTGGCAATTTATTCCCACAGTATAACAAGTAAGGATGTCATATATCCATCTGAACGACGGAATCCACATGGATAAAATTAATCCATACACCAATCCCGATCCAAATAAGTTCAACCCAGGTGTGTCGGAAGGCGGTGCCTACAAGACAATTTACACAGGTTCCAAGCCCGAAGCTCCCCTGGTGAATTCAGTCAAGCCCTATGAAGATGCTCTTGGTGGCGCCCTCGCGGCACAGGAAACCGAAGCGAGTCCAGGTTGTACGGAGACCACGGCCGCTGGATGGAGGACGCCCTATTACTGCACGCCTGGATCCCAGGACTACCCTCTCAATCGCCCAGCATTGCCAGAGCGCATTTACGACAACCCTCCGTGGAACAACCCAACCGCTACCCCAGTCACGGCTCCCGTCAAAGTGGAAAAGAAAAATACGAATTTGGTCAGGGGCTTGCAGGTTACCGCGGCAGTTTTATTGCTACTGGCTGTCCTATATTTTTTGAAACTTCTGCCCCTCAATTTTAGGGTTTAGGAGTTCTATAGTTTTTTTCATGGACTGAATTTTATTCAGGATACCAGAGCACTCGTGAAACTCCAGCTGAATACATTGGGTGCAGAGCGAATCGAGATCACAACAAGAACAAGGGACACATACCATTCCTTTCTTCTTGCAGTGCTGACATCTCATATTAAAGATTAGAGGCATTTCTTTTTTAAATGGAGTACCTGACGTTCCTGGGGAATGTCGTGAAAGCGCGAGATAAACTCGATCGAAAACCATCATTGTTGAGGGTATCGACGATGACGGTGATGGGTGGCAGAAAGGATGTCACCACTTCTTTAACAACCTTTGCCGAAAAGTTTACATCTGGAACCAAAGGATGGAAGATGGCCAATAATCACTTTAACAATTCTGTGACAATCTTCAAGGAGTTATCAGAATCCAAAAAACGTTCTGTCAAACTGTTTGCTAACGGGAAAATTCACGTGACGGGATCATCAACACCTATGGAAGGCGATGCGATCATCCAGGAGATCCAAGAATTAGTAGATGAGATTTTCCCAGACGTTCGTGACCGTTCACCCATCCCCATGGAAATTCAGATGATCAATGCTACCTTTCAGGTTCCTCACGGCATCAATCAGCTGGCACTCTTGGATCTTTACAAGACCTATCGCAACAAAGTTAGTAAGATTTCATTCAACCCTGAAACCTACTCGGCAGTCAAGGCGACCATCTTCGGAACGACGGTCAGTGTTTTCAAGACCGGGAGTGTTGTGCTAGCTGGTGCAAAGACCTTCAAGGACCTTGCCGTCATCTACAAATTTCTACTCGACGTTCTTTATCACCCCGACGTAAAACTCGGCGACATCGCTATAAAGAACCAGGGAAAAACAAGTCCTTATCAGAGTGAACCATTCATCCAGGCGGTCAGAGAATATTATCTCTTGAATAAGTAAAAGATGTCTCAGCGTCTTGGTATGGCCGATGGTCGCGCCTTCACGATTTACAGTTCCAGTCAGCTTATCAACGATCGGATCATGTCTGATAATGGTATTGCTTACCCTCTTAACTACCAGTACCGCCAACTGATTGCCAGGATGGGTCCAGATCTCATCAGGCCCATCACCGATCTTCAGCGCGTGGGTCCGGTCCCCGCCAACAGCATCACCCGGTGCTTCTCGGCGGATGTGCCTCTGCTTAAGGTTCCAAAGACCAATTAAAGAAGTGACACCTTGAAATTCCATTATGGACTACGTAAAGCAATTTCAAGATGCATGTGCCGCCATGAAGCGGGATGGGACGCTCACCCAAGAGAGGATGACCGTTGCGTGGCTCATGTTCATGCCAAAGGATCAGGCTGACAAGGCAGTAGATACTATGCGTAAAGTAGCCCCCCAACCCCGTTCGAAATCCTAAGAATATTGTAGTTGACCGCGTAGATGTCACCGTTGATGGCTTCGTCCAAGATTATTCGGGCCGAATCCAGACGACTGAAATTGAGAGAACCCGATGGTTCCTTTTTAGATGCATCCAGACAGAACGGGTACATCATGGTTGTATTTTGATTAGATCCGTACGGGCTGTGAAAATATGTTGACACGTGTCTGTAATGCGGAATAGCTGGTTTTGATTCACCTATTGGTTCGCCATTGATTTCCAGTAGCAGGTTGTTCGTGTCATTAAAGTTACTTGCCGTGGACGCTATAAAACTTACGGGATGACTTAGTGGAAGTTCAATCTCTTTTTTGTTTGACGCTGGTATGCGTTGCGTTTGGGTGATGACGTAATCCACCGAACGATCCGCCGTAATTCTTCGCTCGTCTTTGTCAATGTAAATGTAACGGGTGAATAAATCAAAAGAATATCCAAGGATTGTTTGACCGTAGTTTTCCACGTAGGTGTACAGAGCCGTGGAACCCACGTTGGAACCTGTGACATCCGTCGCGCCGTCGAATGTAATGAAACCGGTATCTTCGTCATAGGTGGGTACAGCCTTAGGGTTGCTTATCTCTATGATTAGGTTGCTGTAACCATTGACCAGCGCGGTGGCATTGGCGATGCGCACCACATTTTCCTCGACGTTTGAAAATGCCACGAGGCTGTTGGACCCGTCATACTGCGTGCCATCATCTTGGGTGGCGTCGTAAAGAATGAAACCATTTGAAGTATCGTAAGATGGCGCGGTATTCGAAAAACTGTAAACAGCATTTGCAGTGTTCCATGCATCCACCACTCCTTGTGCCTGAATTGACCGCGGTTCAAAATGTTTCACCGTCATGTAATCATATAGGGCATTTGAACTTGGATAGTCGTTTGTAGAGTCTTCGGAATTTAAAGAGTATGTCAAAAATCCTGTAGTTGAATTCTGTGTCAATGATTCCGTTAACCCGGTGGCCGTGTACGCGGTAATTACATTTGCCGCTGCATTCGAAATTTCCAGGTAATGTAAATTGCTTACATAATTAATAAGATTTGAACTTGCTGGATAGTTTTCCCCAGTATCTTCGTCTCCAAGCCAATCCATCAAATATGTTGTAGAGTTTACTGTAGGCGCGGCGTATGGAAAACTAAATGAATTGTATTCAGTAATCACTTCATTAACCTTACCTGCATAAGATTCATTAATGTTAGAATTCATGAACGTGATCAAAGAATTCGATCCATCATATTGTGTTACATCGTCAGTTAAACCGTCATAAGTAATGTAACCAGTTGTTCCGTCATATGTTGGTGCCGTGTTCGAATAACTGTATATCGCATCGGCAGCATTCCAATCAAAAACTATAACAGCACCTTCCTGAAGTCTTTCGATAGCACCTTCTTGAAGTGTATATGATAACATGACATTGGTTGCATCATAATTTGATGCATTATCGGTTAAACTGTCATAAGTCAAAAATCCTGTTTGTGTATTTTGTGTAAGTACATTTGAAAGTCCAGTGGCATCCCAGTAGTCCAGAATATTGCTTGATTCGCTAATTCTAGGCTGATTCATAACCTTTGTTAAAAATGATATAAGAGTATTTGATGCCTCATAATTTGAACTGACGTCAATGAGATCGTCGTATGTAATAAAACCAGTCGTTGCATTAGATGTTGGCGCTGCGTATTGATTTTTTATATTGATAGTTCCTCCCATATTGGGATGGTTTTCACAATAATAATATAACGTGTCTGGTGCACCCGGATCAACCGTAATTGCTATAGTATGGAAACCTCCTCTAGTTACACCTGTAGTATATTCCGTTCCACCTCCATGAATGCCATCGGAGGTAGTTGAAAATTTAAAAATATGTTGTGAAGGATTGATCAGATATCTTGAATTATTGAAGTTATACGTCGAGTTTTTTCTGAAAGTCAATGTGGGCTGCGAAACGCTGTTTAATGTAAAAACACCATTAGAAACGTCAATTATATAAAGTAGTTCTTCTGTAGGTGATGGGACTGGAATCAAATTACTGTATCCATTTACAACTTTAGAAACATCTATGAGTCGTTGGGCATCATTCGAACTTCCTTGATATGTAACGATATTGGATTGAAGATTTGTGTATTGATTAGGTTCTACAATAGATATAGTTTGATATGAAATTACATAAGAATTAACAGTCTGCAAAGGGTCGTTTTGGTAATTAAGTGTCGATTGAATTAAATTACTGCGATACGGTGTAGTCAGATTTTGATAGGAAACAATATTTGCCACCATATTTGAATATGGATTGTCTGCAATATTGCTCTGGTAAAGTAGCACGTTGGCCTGAACGTCTGTGTATTGATCCGTAGCACTGATAGTGACAGCCTGGTAGGCATTTACGGCAGTCCGAATGTCTTCAAAATATGTGTTCCAGTAATTGGCGAATAGGTTGAGGTAGGCCTGTACCTCGAGCTGACCGTAGACGTCGTCGGCCCAGTGAATCACCACCTCGACATCGTGATAGTTTAGGGCAATCAAAGGTATAGTCGATGCCCAGTCTTCACAGAAGAAGAACTTGAATGGATAGAAGTAGCTCGAGGTCAATCCGTCTGGGCCCTTGACGCTCCGCGACAAACTCGACGCCTGGACATCAGGGGCAATCTTCTTGGAATATTCATAGTACTGAGTGTCCACCAACTGATTTCCGATGAACAACTCAACCTTGTCGATGACCTGTGACCAATCGCGATTCACTGTAAACTTTTCAGGTGACTCACATACCAAATATACATAGGACAAAAGATCGCCCTTGATCTCAAAACGAGATGTCGAACTACCATTATTGCTTGGTTTCGTGTTGATATTTAACCGATCAATAACGCTAGAAAAATTCGTGTGACGTTTGAAAACGGTGCTGAAAAATGTAAAGTCGGGATCTATGTTTAGGGGATTATCCCGACCTGCAGCAACAAGTGTAACGCCAGACGACATATTACTATTATTTTATTAGATATTTAGTTCGCGTAAAGCAACCCACCCATGCCATTCTGGACCCTGAGGATGTTGTAGTTGACCGCGTAGATAGGACCGTTGATACTTGAATCGTTAACGAGCCTTGCCGAGTCCATGCGCGAAAAATTGCATGTACCAGTGGGCTGAAGCTTGGAGGCATCCAGACAGAAGGGGATCATCAACTTGACACTGTAGTATCCATTTTTACTGTTGGCTGCATCCGTCCCAGACTGTGTCTGATGGTGATAGGCCGAAACAACATTATAATGAGGATATGCCTGCTTCTTTTCACCCACATCCGTACCGTTAAGCTGGAGAAGAACTTTTTTGTCTGCATCAAAAGCACTTGCCGTGGAAGCAACGAACTTAATCGGATGATTGAATGAAAGCTCGACTGTCTTGTCATTCGGCGTCGGTATACTCTGAACCTGATGGACAAGCATATCCATAGGTCGTTCAGACATCATGCGACGCTCGGTCTCGTCCAGAAAAACATACCTGGACCATGCCTCGATTGACGAACTTCCAACAAGAATGGCATCTGTAGCCGTGTAGTCAAGAGAAGTCGCGGTATAGTTGGGTGCTCCGCTGTCCACAAGAACATCACCGGTAATCAACCCTGTGGTACCGTCAACTGTATAACCTGTGATACCAGCGGCAGTGAGTGCATCCACAAGAGCCAGCCCGGTGGCAGGCGCTACAGCATCGGCGGCTGCTTTGAATGCATCCTCGAGTGCGGCGCGATCGGCGTGGGTTGCCGGAGAATCCGTTGCAGCAAATCCAGCATCTTGTGCAGCCTTGTAGTTAGTGATAGCGGTCGTGATGGCCGTATCCATCGGGGCGATATCATTTCCCCAGTAGATTCTCATCTCCACATCGTGGTACTGGAGGGCAATCAAAGGGAGCGCCGACTGCCAGTTTTCAGAGAACCAGAACTTGATGGGGTAGAAAAAGTTGGTATTGTCTTGAGCACTTGGACCGGGACCATAGATACTCTTGGAAAGTGAATTCGCCATAATTTCAGTGGAAATGTAAGCCGAAAAATTATAGTCCTGAGAGTCAATTTTTTGCCCACCAATATAAAGTTCAATCTTATCTATCATAGTAGACCATGTAGGCTGAATAACTGTATTATAACTATTTTTAGCCATAAGGTAAACATAAGAAAGAAGATCACCCTTGCGTTCAAAGCGGATCGTCGAATACCCGTTATTTCTAGGAACGCCCTGAATGACCTCCCGTTCAATCACACTGGAAAAGTTCGAGTGACGTTTGTAGGATGATTGAAAAAAGCTTACTTCGGGATTCCCGACGATGTGTGCATCCTGGGCACCGATCGCCACCAATTCTGCAAGTCCTCCCGACATATTACTAATAATACTTTAGATATTTAGTTCGCGTAAAGCAATCCACCCATGCCATTCTGGACCCTGAGGATATTGTAGTTGACAGCATAAATATCAGCATTGATTGCACTGCTACACACCAACCTGGCCGAGTCCATGCGCGAGAAATTGCATGTACCCGTAGGCTGGAGCTTAGAAGAGTCGAGGCAGAATGGCAACATCATGGTCACCGATTCAAATCCTTCACTTGGATCAGTGCTGCTTGATCCATAAGGTGTGTGATAATAACAAGACACCTGGTTGTAGTGAGGGATTGCCGGCTTCTTCTCTCCGACATCCACACCGTTGAGCTGAAGAAGGACGGTGTTTGATGCGTTGAAAGCGCTTGCGGTCGAAGCCAAGAATTTGACAGGATGATTGAATGTGAGATCGGCAGTCTTCAAAGCGGGATTAGGAATGCGCTGGACCTGGTGGATCAACATATCCATAGACTTCTCTGCCATTGACCGGCGCTCATCGGCATCGAGGTACACGTAGCGAGCCCAAGCCTCGATGGTGCGATCGGTGGGAAGACTGGAATTCCAGTAGATTCTGCACTCCACATCGTGGTACTGAAGGGCAATCAAAGGAAGCGCCGACTGCCAGTTCTCACAGAACCAGAACTTGAAGGGATAAAAATAACCTTCGTTGCTATTGGATACATCCGGAGTAGGTCCGAAGTTGGTCTTGGAGAAAGTGTTTGCCATCGTGTCCGTGTGAATCTTGGTCGAATAATCAAAGTTTTGAGAATCAATTAATTGACCACCAATGTAAAGTTCAACCTTGTCCACAATAGTAGCCCATTCCTCGCTATCAATTGTAGCACCGTTGGCCGAAGTCAGATAAACATACGAAAGAAGGTCACCCTTGCGCTCGAAGCGGATCGATGAAAGACCGCTCGCTGACGGGGTGTTCTGAATCACCTGACGCTCAATCACACTGGAAAAGTTGGTGTGACGCTTGAAAGATGACTGGAAGAAACTGACCTCGGGATTGCCAACCAAATGACTATCCTGAGCGCCCAGTGCGACAAGTTGAGTAATACCACCCGACATATTTCAGTTATTACTATTGGACAATAAAATATTAACAAATATTAAGACGTGTGACCATCCGAGATATGTGAATCACCGACTCGCCAAAACGGTCGTGGTCATTTTCCATAGAGAAACTGGAACCTACCCAGACTTTCTGTATGGAGAGCTTATGCAAAAACTTCAAGAC